CCGGCCGCGCCCCCAAAGCTGGCGGCATCTAACGGAAGAAAGGTATAGGAATGGACTGGACGACCGCATGCATCGACTGGGAAGAAAGGTTGGTGCAGCGGAAGTCCATCATTCCGCCGCCGATCTTCCGAGACCAGGCAGAGCAAGCCCTGGCCATCTTCAAAGAGTTGAAGGTGGTGGACCTGGCGAAGGTGTGGGATGAGGAGATAGGGCAATGGCGCCCTCCCACATTCGGCGAGTGCAGCGAGGAGTGGGTTTTCGACTTCGTTCGCGCCATCTTCGGCGCCTATGACGCTGAAACGGGCCAGCAGCTGATCCGGGAATACGGGCTGCTGATCAGCAAGAAGAACACGAAATCGACCATCGCGGCCGGCATCATGCTGACCGCGCTGATCCTGTGCTGGCGTGAGGACGAGGAGCATTTGATCCTCGCCCCAACAAAGGAGGTCGCGGACAACTCGTTCAAGCCAGCGGCCAGCATGGTGCGGGCTGACGAAGAGCTTTCGGCCTTGTTCCACATCCAGGACCACATCCGGACGATCACACACCGCGTGAACCGCAACACCTTGAAGGTGGTGGCCGCCGATACCGACACCGTGTCGGGCAAGAAGGCCGGGCGGGTGCTGGTGGATGAGCTCTGGCTGTTCGGCAAGCGGGCCAATGCCAGTGCGATGTTCCAGGAGGCCCTGGGTGGCCAGGTGTCGCGGGAAGAGGGCTGGGTGATCTTCTTGACAACGCAGTCCGACGATGCGCCGGCAGGCGAGTTCAAGAAGAAGCTCGATTACTGGCGCGACGTGCGCGATGGCATCGTCCACAACCCGAAGGTGCTCGGCATCCTGTACGAGTTCCCCAAGGCCATGCTGGAGAGCAAGGCTTATCTGCTCAGCGAGAACTTCTACATCACCAACCCCAACATGGGGCGTTCGGTGAGCCTGGAGTGGCTGCAGGACGAGATGAGCAAGCGCTCTCCGGAGCGCGACGGCGGATTCCAGCGCTTCCTGGCCAAGCACCTGAATGTCGAAATCGGCATGAACCTGCGGGCCGACCGCTGGGCCGGCGCCGACTTCTGGGCCGGCGCTGTCGAGCGAGTCACGTTACAGGAGCTCCTGGCACGCTGCGAGGTCATCACGACCGGCATCGACGGCGGCGGGCTGGATGACTTGCTGGGCTTCGCACTGGTGGGGCGTTGCAAGGAGACTGGCCGCTGGCTCGCCTGGTGCAGGGCCTGGGCTCATCCTTCGGTGCTGGAGCGGCGCAAGGAGATCGCGCCTCGGTTGCTGGACTTCGTGAAGGACGGCGACCTGGTGCTGGTCGAGCGCATCGGCGATGACATGGAAGAGTTAGCCTCCATCGTGGCCGAGGTGGAGCAGGCCGGGCTGCTGGATCGGGTGGGCATCGACCCGGCTGGCGTCGGCGGCGTGCTGGAAGCCCTGGTGGCGGCCGGCGTGCCGCAGGACAAGATCATCGGCATCAGCCAGGGGTGGAAGCTGGGAGGGGCCATCAAGACTGCCGAGCGCAAGCTGGCTGAGGGTGTACTCAAGCACTGCGGCCAGCCGCTCATGGCCTGGTGCGTCAGCAATGCGAAGGTGGAGCCAAAGGGCAACGCCATGTTGATCACCAAGCAGGCCAGCAGCTCGGGCACCGGCGCCGCAAAGATCGATCCGCTGATGGCGCTGTTCAACGCGGTGCAACTGATGTCTCTCAATCCAGAGGCCATGGGTGGCTTGGATGACTGGTTGAGCGACCCAATACGGACGGGCAAGGCATGAAAAATCGAACGAACACAGGCCTTGTCGGCCGCGTGCGCGCGGCCATCGACGGCTGGGTGCGCTCCTTCAGCTTGCGCGACAAGGACCTGTATACGGATCGCGTGATGGACAGCGAGGCGGGGGTGGATGTCACTCCCAAGGCGGTGATGCAGGTGGATGCAGTTTGGAGCTGCGTGCGCCTCATCTCCGAGACCATTGCCACGCTGCCACTGTCGATCCATGAGAAGACCTCGGCAGGCAAGCGCCTGGCAAGCCATCACCCGCTGCACTTCATCATCCACGACCAGCCGAACGCGGACTCTACCGCATCGGTGTTCTGGGAAGCGCTGGTGGCATCGATGCTGTTGCGTGGGAACGGGCGTGCGGAAAAGCTCTATGTCGGCACGCAACTGGTGGGCCTGGCCTTCCTGGACCCGAACAAGCTGGTCATCACCCGCGACATCAATGGCCGCAAGATCTACCAGTACCCGCGCCCAGACGGCACGCCCAGGGAGATTCCTTCAGCGCGGATCTGGAACGTGCCCGGCTTCACGTTGGACGGCGAAACAGGTGTCTCGGTGATCGCCTACGGCGCCAAGGTGTTCGGGTCAGCGATGGCGGCCGAGCGCTCGGCCGCCAAGACGTTCCGCAATGGGATGCTGCCGACGGTCTACTACAAGGTGGCTGCATTCCTGAAGCCGGAGCAGCGGAGGATGTTCAAGGCCGAGATTCAGGGTTCGGTGGAGCGCGGCGAGGCCCCGGTGCTGGAGGGTGGAACGGATGTCGGAACTGTCGGCATAAACCCAGTTGATGCACAGCTCCTGGAGTCGCGGGCCTTCTCGGTGGAGTCGATATGCCGCTGGTTCCGTGTCCCGCCCTGGATGGTCGGGCATACCGAGAAGTCCACCAGTTGGGGGACTGGCATCGAGCAGCAGATGATCGGCTTCCTGACATTCACGCTGGGGCCGTGGCTGCGGCGCATCGAGCAGTCCATCAGCAAAGACCTGATGACGCCTGCCGAGCGCACGCGCTTCTATCCCAAGTTCGCCGTGGAGGGCCTCTTGCGAGCCGACAGCGCAGGACGCGCCGCGTTCTATGCCGCCATGGTCAACAACGGGATCCTGACCCGCGACGAAGTGCGCGAACTGGAAGACCGCGAGCCGATGGGCGGTAACGCCGCTGTGCTGACGGTCCAGTCGGCCATGACGACCCTTGACGCTCTGGGCCAGGAAGTCGGCGCAGACCAAGCAAACCAGGCCCGGGCCGCGTTCCGCGCGTTCCTGGGCTTCAACGAAGATCCGCAGAAAGGCTGAACCATGAGCATGAAGAACTTGCCGGCGGCCCCCATGGGCCGGCCGAGCGCTAGCCTGCGCAGCGAAATCCTTCCGCGCGCTCTGGAGCGCTGGAGTCCGGAGGTGCGTGCAGCTGACCGCGACGAAGAGCGCTCCATCAGCATCTACGACGCCATCGGCTACGACCCGTGGACGGGCGAGGGCGTCACAGCCAAGCGCGTAGCCGGCGCGTTGCGCAGCCTGGGCAAAGGCCCCGTGACAGTCAACATCAACAGCCCTGGCGGCGACATGTTCGAGGGCCTGGCCATCTACAACCTCCTGCGCGAGCACGAGGGCGAGGTGAACGTCAAGGTCCTGGGGCTGGCCGCTTCGGCGGGCTCGGTGATCGCGATGGCAGGCGACACGGTGCAGATCGCGCGCGCCGGTTTCCTGATGATCCACAACGCCTGGGTCGTCGCCATGGGCAACCGCAACGACCTGCGCGAGCTGGCCGCCTGGCTGGAGCCCTTTGATGCAGCGATGGGCGACATCTACGCATCCCGTACGGGCCTGGAAGCCAAGGCCATCGCCAAGCTCATGGACTCCGAGTCCTGGATCGGCGGCGCGGCGGCGGTGGAGCAGGGCTTCGCAGACGAGCTGCTGGCCTCTGACCAGGTGGGTAAGGGCGGCGGCAACGCCAGCGCCTCGGCTGTGCGCCGTCTGGAGGCAGCTTTGCGCAACAGCGGCATGCCCAAGAGCGAGGCCATGCGCCTCATCAGCGATTTCAAGTCCAGCGTGGGTGATCCCGCTGGCAGCGGCGAGGGAGATCCCGCCGAGCGCGGCCCGGCGGCCGACATCAGCAGCACGGCGGCTCTGGCCGCATCCCTCACCTCTATCCTTTGAAAGGGCATCCCATGCCTCAAATCGATGACGACATCAAGCAGATCAACGCCAGCCTGAAGACGGTGGGCGATCAGCTCAAGACGCACGCCGAGTCGGCAGCGAAGAACGCGGAACTCAGCGCCGAAACCCGCCGCCAGGTCGATGACCTGCTGCTCAAGCAGGGCGAGCTGCAGGCCAACCTGCAGGGCGCGCAGCAACTGCTGGCGAAGCTGGAGGCCAACGGCGCTGGCGGCGACGTGCAGCACCAGTCGCTGGGCCAGCAGTTCGTGAACAACGAAAAGGTCAAGTCCTTCCTGGGCGAGACCACTCCGCGCGGCCGCGCCGACATGACCATCAAGGCGGCCATCACCAGCGTGACCACCGACACCGACGGTGCCGCGGGCGATCTGGTGCAGACCACGCGCCTGCCTGGTGTGCAGGCGCTGCCGCAGCGCCGCATGACCGTGCGTGACCTGATCACCCCGGGCAACATGGACGGCAACGCGCTGGAATACGTGAAGGAAACGGGTTTCACCAACAACGCCGGCATGGTTGCCGAGGGTGCCAAGAAGCCCGAATCCAGCCTGAAGTTCGACCTGGTGAGCACGACCGCCAAGGTGATCGCGCACTACATGAAGGCCTCGCGCCAGATCCTGAGCGACGCCTCGCAACTGGCCAGCCTGATCGACGGCCGCCTGCGCTACGGCCTGGCCTTCAAGGAAGAGCAGCAGCTGCTGAACGGCGATGGCACCGGCCAGAACCTGCTGGGCATCATCCCGCAGGCCACGGCCTTCGCTGCCCCGTTCGACCCCGCCGGCACCGAGACGAACATCGACAACATCCGCCTGGCATTCCTGCAGGCTGAGCTGGCCGAGTTCCCGTCCACAGGCGTGGTGATGAACCCCATCGACTGGGCCCGCATCGAGCTGCTGAAGGACACCACGGGCCGCTACATCATCGGCAACCCGCAGGGCATCATCGGCGCCTCGCTGTGGAACCGCCCGGTGGTCACGACCCAGGCCATCACCGTGGACAAGTTCCTGGCCGGCGCCTTCAAGCTGGGCGCGCAGCTGTTCGACCGCTGGCAGGCGCGTGTCGAGGTGGCCACCGAGAACGAAGACGACTTCGTGAAGAACCTGGTCACCGTTCTGGCCGAAGAGCGACTGGCCTTGGCCGTGTATCGCCCCGAAGCCTTCATCTACGGCGACTTCGGCAACATCACCTGATGGCTGGGCCCGCTTCGGCGGGCCTACCCGTCTCCACCAGGAGAGAGTCATGCTCATCAAGTTCAAAGAGCCGGACCCGCGCGCCGGAATGGTCGCGTGCATGGACAGCAGCCGAGGCCGGCAGCTGATCGACGCTGGCGCTGCTGACCAGGTGTCCGAATCGGTTGCCCAGGAGCAGCCCGCCGAGGCCAAGCAGCCCAAGGCGGCAGACGCTGGCGCTGCAGACCAGGTGCCTGCGGCTGCCGTGAAGCCGGCGCGAGGCAAGAAGTGAGTCTCATCGACCTGCCGACGGCAAAGCTCCATCTGCGAGTCGATGTCGATGATGAGGATTCCCTGATCGAGCTCTACATCGGAGCTGCCGAGACGGCGGCCTGTGACTTCCTGAATCGGAACGTCTACGGAACGCAGGCCGACCTTGATGCAGCCGATGAGCCGGAGGAGGCCATGCCCATGGTGATCAATCCCGCTGTGCGAGCCGCCATCTTGCTGATCCTGGGTCATCTGTATGCCAACCGCGAGGATGTTGTGTCCACGGCTGCCAACAAGCTGCCCATGGGTGCGCATTCGCTGCTGTACCCGCACCGGGTCGGCCTGGGGGTGTGACATGCAGGCCGGCACCCTCAAGGACCGCATCCACATTCAGCGCAAGACAGGCGGTGCGGATGACTGGGGCACTCCGCTGCCCGAAGGCTGGGAGAACATCTCCACGGGCCGCATCGCAGCCAACGTGCTGCACAAGTCTGGCCTGGGCACGATCAAGGCAGACGCTGAGGTGTCCATCGTCCGCGCGAGCATCCGCATCCGCCGCCGCACTGGTGTGGACGCCGGCATGCGCGTGCTGTTCGACGGCCAGATCTACGAGGTCAAGGCCGTACTGCCTGGGCCAACCCGCGAGTACATCGACCTGGTGTGCGAGCTCACGAAAGGACTGACCCAATGACGAAACCACGAACCCCGCGCGCACTGCGGGCGCCGCGCGCTGCCCCTGCGCCGGCCGATGACGGCGGGCCGCGCACGGTGCTGACGACCAGGCCCGGCACCATCGGCCCCTACGGCTACATCGCCGGCCTGCTGATTGACGACGTGCCGGCCGATGTGGCTGCGGCAAACGCGGGCTGGATGGACGCGGACCCCGGGCGCGTGGCAGAGGCCCGCGCCGCGCGTGCCGACGCTGTGCCGTTCAAGGGCTGACTGCCATGGCCCGCAGCAAGTACGCGCGCCGTGCGGCCGACGAATGGCGCAGGAAGGCGCTCCAGGGCAACAAGACTTTCGGCATGGCGGTGGACCTGGGCGCGCTGGACAGCCTGCTGGCGGACCTGGGCGACGATGTGCATGAGGCTATTCGGCCAGTTGCCCAGGCGGGCGCTCAGGTGCTGTACGAGCGGGTCAAGATCAACGTGCGTGCGCTGGGGCGCTCCACGGGCAACCTGGACCGCTCGATCTACCAGGCCTTCAGCCCCGAGAAGTCGGCCGATGGCCAGCGCGCGGAGTACCACGTCAGCTGGAACCACATCACCGCTCCCCATGGCCACTTGTTGGAATGGGGCTACCTGCAGCGCTATCGCTACTACCAGGGCAATGACGGACGAGTGCGACCAATGGTGCGCCCCGGGATGGATGGCAAGAAGCCGCCGGGCCGGCACGCGAGCCGGGCGCAGAAGGATGCGTACTACGTGACCCTGCCGACGCCGATTCAGGTGCCGGGCAAGGCCTTCATACGCAGCGCGGAAAGTGCCGTGCCTGAGGCGCAGAAGGCCGCTGAGGCCGAGCTATGGCGCAGGCTATTCGAGAAGGGTCCATACCATGGCGCTTGAGACCGACCTGATGGCCGAGCTGCTGGCCGAGTGCCCGCGCGTCGTGGTGGGCACCGCTCCCTACGGCACGCAAATGCCGTATGTCACATGGCAGCACATCGGCGGCGACGTGCTGCGCTACACGGACAACGCGCCGGCCGATAAGCGCAAGCCGCTCATCCAGATCAACACCTGGGCGGCCACGCCGCAGCAGGCCTTTGCGCTGATCCAGCGAATCGAGGAGCGGCTCTGCGCTGCTGCAGCGTTTACGGCACGCCCCCACGGCGACCCCATTGGGGCCTATGACGATGGAGGGGTTGTCTCCGGCTACCTGCAGACCTTTTCCATTTTGGGCGCCCGATAGGCCGCCTGACCAGTTCCACCGCCTTGGCGGTCTCCCGCCCGCGAGGGCACTCCATCAACCCGCTTCGGCGGGTTTTCTGCTTTTGAAAGGGCCACAACATGGCATCTCTCCCTACCGGCTCGCGCATCGCCGTGGCCACTTCCATCGGCGCCAAGGTTCCCATCACCGCGATCACCAACGCGACCGAGGCCGTCTGCACGGCAGCGGGCCACGGCCTGGCCGTCGGCAACATCGTGATCATCCTGTCCGGCTGGGGCCGCCTGAACGGCCTGGTGTTCCGCGTGAAATCCGTCCCGACCCCGGACACGTTCACCCTGGAGGGCCGCAAGGCCAACACCAGCAACACCAACCTGTTCACCCCTGGCGGCGGCGCTGGCTCGTTCCAGAAGGCCCTGACCTGGGTGGACGTGGTGCAGATCCTGTCCAACAACACCAGCGGCGGCGACCCCAAGAAGGTCACGTACCGCTACCTCGAATCCGAGAACGAGCAGGAAATCAACGACGGTTTCAGCCCGGTCTCGCGCTCGCTGGAAATCGATGCCGACGCCATTGAAACCCCCGGCTACACGGCCCTGG